TTTTTTCAATCCCGTTTTTATTGTTCCCAGTAATTGATTTACCATCAGATCCCTTTGTACCAGAACCTCCATTTCCACCACAATCATTACATACTCCGCTGCATCCATTCGCGCAACTGGGGCATGTGGGGCATACCGGAGGGACTACTTCTGTTTTCAGGAAATAGTCTTCACCGTATACACCTCCGGCTCCGGCGCTCGCATCTAAACCGAATAAATGTCCGTATAATGCTTTACCACGCTCTAATACGGCAAAAGCATTTTCTAATTCAGATAATGCGCCCGTTTGAGTAGTAGTTGTTTCTGTTTCAGTTACAGTATTATTGTCACTTACAACATTTGTTTCTGTTGGATATGCTACATATACAGATTTGAAAACCAATTCTTCAGGGACACTTGTTCCGGATTCCATTACTGTTGTTCCATCAGAATGAATGCTATATCCGGTTACAACAGTTGTTCCAGCACTATCTACAATATTTTGGTTTCCATCATCTTTTAATCCTGTTGTACCATCCAATTTCTTAAAATATGTTGTTGTGTCGAGTGAATATTCGCTTGCGACAGCACCAAAACTTTCTGAACCAGCATTATTGGTTATAATAGTCTTCAAATTTTTAGATTGTGGATCAAATTTATAACCTGCAATAGTCGCACCTTGTAAATCAGTAGTTACCTTAGCATCGTTTTTATCATATAATATACCATCATTAGCGTTTATATAATATCCAGTAGTAATTACAGGGGGTGTGGCTGTGCTTGTATGTATAAATCGTTTTGTAGTATCAACAACATATTCAGTAGCTGTTGTATTTGAACTTGCTGGTTGTGTTTCAATAACACCAATAAATACACCTTTTTCATTTGGACTAGGATAATATAGAATAGTGTTTCCAGCAGTAGTGGATTTTATCCAATTTTCTCGTGTTTTATCATTTTCACTAGAAATATACTCATTTGTTGGTGTTTCTACTACTGAACCATCAGAAGAGATTGCCAAAAGATTAGTTGTATCAGTTGATACTAATACATTTTCATTTATGTTATCATAAATAACATTATCAGATACTTTTATGTACCGTCCGGGAACCGGAGCTTTGTTATTGTCTTTATGTGTTGGTGTTCCTGGTGAATAAGGTGTATTTGTATATTGATTGAATTCGGGAGCACCATCTTTTTCAAATACGTAACTAATTTTAAACAGATTATTTGTTTTATCTAAAATATGGATTAATGTTTCCTTATTGTTTGCATGGACGAATACCGCATATTGAGGGACAGTCATTTTTGTTTCGTATTTGAAGCTAATGCTTGCTGTTTCATTAAATGTAGCACTTGAATCATTAATGGTTACATTTGTTCCCTCTTTACTACTAGCGTTATATGTTGTTTGACCGGACTCATCTTTATTAGGTGTGATAATATATTGTTTGCTACTACCATCCGAACGTTTAATCACATTAATACCAGTAAATACACCTGTTGGGGTTTCTGTATCATTTATATATTCGGGAGAAACGACTTCAATAATATTACCATTTGATTCATCGTAATATAGACAATCAAATAATTTCACTAATTCTTTTGTTGAACTATAAACAAGAATTTTTGTTTTACTATTATTGTGCGCGTCGTGTTTGTATGAACCGAAACCTTCTTGTGAAACACTTGTCTTCATAAAATATGAAAGTGCTAAAACGACTACTATAATAAATAGCATCGCCCAAATTGTAAGTTTGAATGACATTTTCATTATGTATTATACTATATTATTATAAAAAAACGATTGTTAATAAAATATAAAGTTATTTTACATTTATCTATTAGTAGCCAGCAATGGGATTAGAATATTATTACGACAAAGATAATTATGATTACGAAATATGTATTGACGAAGTTGGGCGGGGATGTATGTTTGGCGATGTAGTGGTAAGTAGCGTTATATTACCTAAACTACAAGTTGAATCGTTTGATACAAAAAACATAAAAGACAGTAAAAAATTCACAAACAAGCAGAAATTATATAGTGAATGTGATAATATTACAAGCAATGTGTATTTTCATCATACGGCTGCGTTATCAAATACCATTATTGACGAGATTAACATTCTACAAGCGGTGATGAAGGGTATGCATCAATGTGCTCTTCGTTGTATTGAATATATACAAATCCACGAAAAGGAAAATTTCGATCCACATAGGATTTTGCTGGTGATTGATGGCAATTATTTCATTCCGTTTGAATATAATGGAGTATATATTAATCATGTCACAGTAAAACAAGGAGATGGCAAATATATTGGTATTGCTGCGGCAAGTATAATAGCTAAAACAACCCGTGACAAAGACATTATTCAATTATGTCAACGCCATCCACTATTAAATGAGCGTTATAATCTAGAAAAAAATGTAGGATATGGCTCTAAAGCCCATTTGGATGGTATAAATCAATATGGTATTACACAGTGGCATCGCAAGACGTTCGGTTCGTGTAAAGGAAAGCCTGTATACAATATTGAATAGTCGCGACGAATAATAATGCTATAATTATTCCTCTAAAATACACGTGTGCGAAGATTTTGTATTGGAATTGTTTCACCATATAATTATTTTTGTATGTATATCCCCGTTTTTTATAATAATCTCGCACACCCATTCCTGAAATAATTACAAGACCGTCCATTCCTTTCCAAAATGCGATTTGTTCCGCCTTTTTCAGTAATTTTTTTCCAAATCCGGAATGCTGACATTCTTTTGAACTTGCGTTTGTCAGCGTATTGAAATGTCCCACGTTTTGGACGCTACCATAGACGTGAAGCTCACGAATGAGTGCCTGATTTTTTAGTGTCTCTTCATACATTAGATCTGTGGTGTCGTTTGTATCTGGAATGCGTAATCGTAAGAATCCATAAATCGCCTTTTTATCATAGCTTTCGAATGATATAAAGTATTCTGTGCCATTTGATGCCCTATATTCTCTCACAAATAGGCGTGCATCATTATTGTCATACTCGGGATGTCGCTCTATTTCACGATAGCGAATATCCATACTATACTGTTTTTCATCATATATTTTATCATTCACGACTTGTCGCATATTGCCACATTTAATGCCCCCGGAAATATACGTATCTGGAATATCGCGTATTACACGCGGAAGACGAATCCACGGTTTACATGTTGTCATCGCGTATTGTAATACATCCGTCATTAGTGATTTATCTTCTCCATAAGGTCTGTATGAGCCTTCGTTATACCACTTTTCTATTTTCGTCCATGGAACCACTTCACACGGATATATTTTGATTTGGTCGGGTTGATATTTGTCACTATTATATACTTGATCGAACATATATTTATCTTTTTCTGGATTGGAGTATGGAAGATCGGGCATCAAATGCATGTCAATCTTGAAACAATTATTTTTACATATTTCAATCGCCTTTATCGCTTGTTCTACTGTGTGTCCGCGATTAATCTTTTTCAAAATGAAGTTGTCTATTTGTTGAAGACCCAACTGAATTCGTGTAACTCCCCAACACAAAAGTGTTTTCAACCACGGAATATTGTCTTCGTCGTTTTCAAGAACCGCATCGGGTCGTGTTTCAATACATATACCAATAATACGACATTTTGCGGTGGTATTCAAGTGTATTTCCTCTTCCAGTGTTTTGGGTTCTCGTTTGGGTGAAGAATCAAAATACACATTCACACAATATATAAACTGTATAAAGAACCATTTCAAATAATGTTTGGGATATTCTGTAAATGTTCCACCCTCGATGATGAATTCCAGCTTATCGCATTTATGACCGCACATATATAGCGAGTCCAGTCTATTTTTGGTTTGTTCGTATGGATGGAAGTGATTTCGGTTTGCACGTTGGACGGCGGGTTCCTTTGACAAATAACTTCGGGGTTGTGGCGTCCAATTATTGTCTTCGTGCGCTGGTTCATTCGGACAATAAAAGCAATCGTGTTTGCAACTGAAATCTTGTCCGCTTGGTGTGGGAGATGTCAAAATAGTGATTTGGTTAATTCCCGAAATGTCATTTGCTGGTTTCTTAATAAGGAGCAACGACAATACGTCTATGGGTTCTATCTTATTTTCTTCTCGGAGTTGCTTATAACGGTATAATAAACTGGCTTTCTTGATTTGGATTTTGTATGGGCGAAGGAACTTTTGCATGACCTTCGGAATTTCATTTCGCAGTTTATGAATGATTTCTTTCTCTTTTTTTGAGTCTTTGTATTTGGTGTAACTGTCAATAACCCATGTTTTCAAATGATGAAGAAGTTGAATGACAATCTCTTCATCACACTCCTTTGTGTCTTGATTATATTTAAGGATAGTGTCTTCGATGTCGTGCATTATGGTAAATGTGGATGTGTATAATTGTATATTATTGGATATAATTTGATTCAATTTTTAAAAATGCGATTTATTAGCTAAAGGATACACGTCTTTCATTGCAAATTTTTCGTATTCAGCAACTGGGATTAAAAGTAATTGGTTTACACTTTCTATAATTTGTTGTTTATCTTCTTGTGATGTACTATCATCCAAAACAAAACCCTCACATGTATTTTTTAAGCTTTCATTATTTTTACATACGTATTCAGCAGCATTCTTAAAACTAGCAAACATATATATATATTTCTCTTTAAACTTTGTCATTTCATCACGTAATTCTTTATTTTTTCTTATGTTATGAAAATCATCTTCGTCTAAATTGTTTATTTTTTCTTTAATTTTTTCTATATTTTCTGTAACTATATCATCGGGGTTAATTTCTAATAATAATTTCAATATATGAAATTTTCTTTTTCTAATAGTGAAATATTTAGATACATATCTATTCATATATGTAAATGCGATTGAACGAAAAATATCAATTTCTTTATTGTCATCATACAAATAATATTCATCTTTATTTACATTAAAACCAGTATTTTTTTTAATATGTAATAAGTTAAATTTTTTTTTATTGTTACCTAGAAAACCCTTTCTATAAGTATCTAGTTCGATGTTCTCTGTGATATCGTATTTATATGATTTATTTGTCTTCCCAAATCTGATAATATCTTTTGCTAAACTAATTTCTTTTAGTGATTGAAACGCTTTATTATTTGCATTATCGCAATCAGCCATTTCATACACTCCTTCAGGACTAATACCGAAACCGGTTATCGCCCAACCTATAACACCTCCGACCACGGCAAGAGATTTGCACGTAACTGATGTCATAGAACCTCCCTTATTTTTGCGGGTTTTTCGCATTTTTTTTGCATTGCGAGATTTTTTACCAGGTCTTTTTCTGGATTTTAATCCATTGGATTTCGAACGTTTCATGCTTTTTGGCATTATATAATAATTTCAGATAATTTATTTTTTCTAATTTTCATTATCTTACTATTATTGTCATTCATACTATATCCAATATAGAACCAGTCATCATAATACACTAATCCTAAACAATATTCAATATCCGCATTTTCAAAGACAAAATACTCGCTATATAATAAGTTAAATTCGTTATCCATACGTACAAGGATATGGTAATATTTCCGTTTTCCGGAACACATTAATACTTTGTGACAAATAAACCACCAATATCCATCTACATATATGCCATTTGTCGAACCACGCAAATCGTTCAAATAATGATTTTTCTTAGTAGAAACGTAGGTGTCTACAAATATACAATCCTTCTCGTTATTACATAGCGTTCCAATAGTAAGTGGTTGCCAAGCATATATTACTTGTATATCCCCATCTTTCTCAAATAAAACCCAATTCTTCTCCACATTATTGTTTATCGGACTCACAACGTGATTTCCACACAATACTCCTTGTTCCAAACAGTATTTTCCAATATGTATGCCAATATTTCCATTTTCAAACCCAACATTAGACGAATAATAACATTCTCCATTAGATGATAATAATAAACGCACGTCTTCGTTCCCACAATAGAGATGATTATCAATAGAATTATCATATGACACCTCTATACCATCTGTTGTTGTATTGGTATCAACATCGTAATTCAATAACATATTTTTAGTTGTAATGGGTGGAGTATACTCATAAGAACGGTCATCCTTTATTTTATAATTTACATATCGGATATTGATCTTCATTTTACCGTTATGAATAATAAGCGATGGAGAACTTGGATAAAAATTGGATATACTGGGACAGTTGATATTTTGTATTCTATCACACTTATCAGAAAGGGCTTTCACATAAAATCTATAATTCTCACATATGTTTTGGTGTGTAGTTCCATCCACCATTGTATTATGCATAAGCTTCCAATATATTCTACTATCGCGCATATTTACATAAAAAGCGAAGATGGAATACTCATAATCCAACTTATACATATATACATCCTTCTCTAAAAACAAATGATTTTCTAATGTAATCGTATTCATGCAGCGTTTTGCTAATAAATAAAAACTATATGCAAGCTCGTGTTGAGAACATATACGATAATATTTCACAATCTGATAGAGGTTCTCTATACGTTTATCGAATACTTCAAAACCCTTCAACCAATACCACAAAGCATTTTTATAATCATTTTGTGTGTTATAACATAATCCAATATAGTAATACGAACACCACACTTCTTGTATCCAGCCACCCATTTCAATTCGCTTTGAGTAACATTTAATTGCTTTGTCAAGTTCTCCACAATCCTTATAACTGTTTGCTAAATAGAATACATATCGTGAATTGTTTGGTTCTTCGTTTAAAGCATTTATAAGAAGGCGAATATCTCTCTGGAATTTATTGGTTTTAGAACCACCATCTCCAACGTCTTTAATAAACAACAAATCATCGCTAATCGTATGGATATGGAAAGTGTTACATAAATCAAAGTATTCATGAGTGGCCCCAATATATTTATAATCAGGATTTTTTTTTACAATACGAACATTTTTATAATGACAATTTAGAGAACCTTGATACAAATAGCATGCGTCGTATTGAATATATAAGTTTTGTAATTCTTGTTTGGATAACGATGTATTGAAAATCATATCGGCGTCTAAAAACAATACATGTGTAACACAATCTATATGATGACAAACATAATGATATGCATAGTTGCGACTATATGAAAAATTAACAAAATCATTATGGATTACAACACCATCTATATGGTTTGTTTTGAAAAAAGAAGTAATAATATCCACAGTATTATCTTGAGAACCCGTATCACAAATGCAAAAATAATCAATATATCCAACTACACTTTCGAGCATCCGTGTTATAATTTTAGACTCATTCTTCACAATCATATTTAGACATAGCATATCACTATGTATTTATAATAAATGAATGGAGAACTTTAAATTTTTTTCGCAATATATATTAACTAATGTCGTTCACACGTTTTTATGATGATGAAGCACGAGTAAAAAAACAAATAGAAGAAAGTAGTTTTATAGGAAGATATATGTTGAATACTCCGGGTCCAGGTTCGCAAGCACCTTTTTTGGAAGATAGTCATATTCGGTTACAAAAATGGGGTGCAAACGTACACAACAATACCACAAATCTAGAAAGCGATTTAAAGGGTTTGAGTCGCAAGTTGAATCGTGATAATATTGATATGAATAATTACGAAGAACACAAAGCACAAACGTATACACGCTCGTATACCACGGAGCAATCCTTTGTTGAAGAAACACGCTATACACATCCAGCTTGGATGTATGTAGATACGCAGCAAAATCGTTGGGAAAAACCGTTTGTAAATCCCCAAGCTTTCTTAAATAAAGAAATCATGATAAATTCAAGCTCCCGCAATTTAGTAAAAGATAATTACACAGGAAAGTAAATAGGTATTGAAAAATATATAGTTATTTTATATAACTATATATAAATAATGGAAGCATTAGTTCCTCTATTCGCATTAGGGTCATTATATGTTGTAAATAAGAAAGAAACGAAAAAGAAAGAAGGTTTCAATACATCAAGGTTACCCAATGTAAATGTAGCCGATAAAAATTATCCAGAAACCGATTTTATAGACCATCAAGAACCCAAGACAGCACAATTATCTACTGTAAACAAATATTCAGGAGAAGCATATACAGATAAATATTTCACTCAAAGTGGTTCATCTAGAATAATGGACGATACTATTGAATACCAATCATTAACAGGTGATAAAGTAGGTTCTGACTATTTTCAACACAACAATATGGTTCCCTATTTTGGTTCAAAATCTCACACACCTGTATTAGATGAAAATACAAACGAATCTTTACTTGATAGTTATACCGGTTCAGGTTCCCAAGATGTATCAAAAAAAGAACAATCGCCTTTGTTTGAACCGAGTGAAAACTATCAATGGGCTCACGGTGCGCCAAATGAAAACGACTTCTATCAATCTCGTGTAAACGCAAGTATGAAAATGGCAAACACATTACCATTCAAACAAGAACAAGTTGCACCCGGTTTAGGTTTAGGATATGGAACACAAGGAGGGGACGGATTTAACTCAGGAATGATGGAACGTGATAGTTGGAAGCCCAAGACAGTAGATGAATTACGAACAGATAATAATCCTCGCGTTGGTGGTATATCTTTGGCTGGATTAGAAGGTCCTGCTGTGTCTCAAGTAAAGAATATTGGCAGAGAAGGTAAATTTGAAAAGAACCGTCCAGACAGACATTTTGAAAATGGACCCGATCGTTGGTTCACCACCGGAGGTTTAGAAAAGGGTGAAACTAATCGTTCTATTCAAATAGACCGTCATACAAACCGTAAAACAACAGGTCGCGAATATAAAGGTGTCGCCGGTCATTACAATAATGGCGAATATGTACCCGGTCAAGTTCAAAAATCCCGTCATATTGATTTAGGCGCCAAACCGTTGGGTGTTGCCAGTGCTGTAAACAAAGCTTCCCCGACAACTGGTGACTACAGTATTCAAAGCAAGAATGCATATCCCAACAATCGTTCTGTTGGTAATGAAACCAATTATTTTGGTGCAATTGGTTATTCCATAAATGCTGCTGTAACTCCTTTGATGGATATGTTGCGTCCTACACGTAAGGAAGATACGTCTGAAAATATGCGCCCTTATCAAAATCCTGCTACCCATGTTCCCGAAAGTTATGTATATGATCCTTCACAAAAGGCGCCAACTACACATCGCGAAACAATGGAAAAATCCAAATTCCACTTGAATGTAAATCGTCAACAAAATGGTGATGCTTATATGGTAACAGAACACCAACCCGTGAATAATGCTCGCACAAAGACGGGTGATTTCTTCTATGCGGGTGGTTCAAGTGCAGCACAAGGAACACAAGAGATGCGCTCATACGAAGCAGAATATAACCAACGCAATAATGATATTAAGAGTTCAACCATCAAAGGACGTATGGTTCCCGGAAATATGAAATTAACAAATCATCATATTAATATGAAACCAGCTCAAAGAGATAACGCATTAAAAAATAGTCGCCCACTTACAAGCACTATGCCATACCAATCTCCATCAGTAAACACAATTGGCGTATCGGCATCAAATAACAATACACTATATGATGGAATCAACAACGACCGTAATGATACGTCTATTATGGATGCTTTGAAAGGAAATCCTTACGCAACAGATTACAAAAAGGTATTGTAAATTAATTGTTTATCTTCTATCTCTTATACAGCCAAACCCAATAATATAATAAAAAATGAGTATGTTTTTATTATAACAAGTGACACAACAGATAATGTATATTATACTATTAATCATCGCTTGAAAACAAGTTATTCATATTATTTGCTTCTGTGTTGTCTTCAACCTGGTTGAATAGTTTATATACGATATCCTCGTTGCGGAATCGAACACTATATTCCTGTTGAATTCCATTTCGTCCAATACGACCTAGAGCTTGCATTGTCTTCTGCTGTGTCATATTTTCCAAGTCTTTACCAATCACACCATGACAGAACTGATAATTCGTTCCATAAATATAATCCGACGAGGCGATGATAATAAACAGCAATTGTTCTTCCGCCATTTCCTTCATAATCTCATTATATTCTCTGTGATCCTTATCCAACAATACACCAATACCGAGCAACAATAGCGCTTTATATATATTGTCTACGGGTAACAACATAATACGTTTGACGTGGACGTCCGATATTTGTGGTTTAAATGGAGATTGAGATACAGTTCCAACCCATTTTTCCTGATGGGGAACACTATTTGGAATATATAAACTATCAAGTGATGTGCGAACGACTTGCTTACGTAATTTCTCTACTTGAATGATAAGTTTTCGTGTTTCATTATCTACGTGGTTTTTATATTTCACCTTACCGTCATCGTCATTATTCATTTGTTCTCGGCTATCTATTTCTCGTTCCAAATTCTCAATCTTCTTTGATAGTTCATTATTTTTATTGATTTTTGTTAATATGGATTGATATTCGGGCATAGGAATATTGGATTGCTGTAAATAGAAGGAACTGATTTTACGAACATCTTCACAAATGTAAATAGTAGGTCCATCTGTTAATGTATGTGCGTCTTCTGTCGTTAATAGTATACCGGTTCGTTTTGATTCTTTTACATCAGATTTAAATACACTTGTTGTTCGTTTGAGTTCATATGACTTAGCAATAGGACTGCTATTTTTGTCTTGCATAGAAGTAGTTCGTTGTATATTATAATTCGGGAACTTATATTGCTGACCGTGTTTCAACGCATTATACACCTGTTTCCAATTATCTTCTTCAATATTTTCCAAACAGATAAGATAATATTCTTTAATCGACATCATTGTAATCTTTGAAATATCGTTTCCAAAATATTCATCTATGCTATAATCTTTATCAATCATCTTGTTTTCGTGAATGTAGTAAATAAACTCTACAATAGATTCCAAATCAAGGTATCGCAATAATGTTTTATGCGTAGAACAATACCTGGCACATTTCATAATATCGTTATATTCGCTATACATATTATGCGGAAGCATACATTTACTTTCCTTTGACAGTAATGGAATGGACTTTTTGAAATCATTACTGTTTATGTGGTATGTTGTTGTCATATCCCCAAATTTCATTTTAAAATCCATAATTACAGGCATAATTTCTTGTTCTTCCGGGAGTGTCGCACAAGATAATACCATATTTGGGATTACATTTCTGCTCCAGTTTTTATGTATAATGCTATGGAGTTCGTGTTCCTCTGAGTCCAATGTAATCGTAGGTTCATCCCAAAATGTAATGATATTTTCTTCATTATTGAAATTTTTCATATAATACATGGATATCAAGTAAGAGCGAACATCGCATATCATAATTTCAACATTATCACCTTCGCTATTGTCTACTTTGTAAATACCTCCACTTTTATAATTGCGTGTATATTCTTTTGCCGCAAAGTAATGAAGACGAATATCATCAGCGCTTTCACAACCAAACGCAAACGCAATTTTCTTACCGAGTGTAATAGCTGATTTTGCTAGCGCAAGACCAATATGTCGCGCCACACATACAAATATAATACGATATGTGTTTGACAAACCAATGGGTGTCATCGTTTTTCCAGTTCCAGTTGGAGCAGAATAGAGAACTAACTTTGGAGAATGATTCTTGTTATTGAAAATACTATAAATGTTTTTTTGGTGACTGTATAAGGTCTTATCTGAATACTTCATAAGATATTCATTCTTTTCAATAAATAGTGGAGCATTTTTCAAGATGTCGTGACTCTTAACATTTGGAGAAGCATATTCAATAATCTTATCTACAAAATCAATAATGAATGTATTAATGTTATGAATGGATGACTTTTTAATATGGATAAGGGTATACAAATAGGATACATAATTGGTTTTCTTCTTTGACATATATTTCATAATATTATAACATAGCTCGATAAGAATGAATTCAAATATCCGCGATTCATTATTTTGAATTGTTTCGTCGAAATGTTGAATGCGAATTGTATCTGCGCTATTAAGACGTTTGAGTTTGTTTTTTTCTTGTGTATTTATTTTTATTTCATTATTTTTGATGTATTTTTTGTGAATTTTTTCAATGCGGGATTTAAAATACCTTTCATATAGATATCCATGGAATGATTCATTATTGTCAAATTTCAAAAATGATAATAACGATTTGTGATGATTGAAATAAACTTTGGGATTTTCGTATCCCGAATCGATCATGTTGAGAATCTCCTTTTCCTCGTCGGAAATCGGTTTCTCAATACTGTCCCATTCTTGCTTAGATAATTTAATCTGTCGTAGATCCATAGTTTATAAATTACTGAAATTTTATATCTTATTACAAAAATATTGTATAACGAATCAATTTTTACCTTACAGAATATAAAATGATTTTGATATACATAATAACGATTAATGTTGTCATTTTTTAATAAAAACACAAATATTGAAGATGTGAATTTTCAGGATATGCAGAAAGCAATAAATGATAATAGATATATAATTATAAACACGTTAGAACCAGATAAACAGCAATGTCTCATAATCAACACATTATCAATAGGACAGGAAACGTCAATGATAAATTCGTTAATTGATAATTACAGGTATGACCGTGATATTATTGTATATGGTATGAATTGTTGTGATAAAACAGTTGATAATAAAATAGAACAACTCAGAAGGATGGGGTTTAGACGGTTATATTTATATCGTGGCGGAATGTTTGAATGGTTGTGTTTACAGGATATATACGGCTCTGAACTTTTCAGAACGACTACTGAAACACTTGATATGTTAAATTATAAACCATCACAAGCACTAAAAATTGAAAGGCTCGAATACATATAATCTGTTATTATAAAATAAATACATTATATATAAAATGTCTATCTACCAAGGATACAAAGTATTTTCAATCGAAGGAAATATTGGCGCTGGTAAATCCACTCTTATAGAGTTCTTAAAGGATAAACTCGTTAATGATGAAAATATAATCTTTGTATCCGAACCACTTGATATGTGGCAAAACATTCAAGATAATAACGGTGTAAATATGCTAACAAAGTTCTATGAAAACCAAGACAAATACGCATTCCCCTTTCAAGTAATGGCATTTGCAACACGATTATTGAAAATGAAAAACGAAATGAAAAAGAAACCAAAAGCAAAAATCATCATTTGTGAACGTTCTTTGGAGGCAGATTACAATATATTTGCCAAAATGCTTCACGACGATGGAAAAATAGAAACAATCAATTATAACGTGTATTTACAATTTTACGAACTCTATAAAGACGAATTTCCAACAAAGGGGCTCATTTATATTAACGCTAATCCCGAAACGTGTCAATCCCGTATAAACAAACGCAACCGAAGTGGCGAAGAGGGAATTCCACTTGAATATCTTCAAAAATGTCATAAATATCACGAAGAATGGATTGCTAATTACGAACATAAAGAAAACATGTTGATTATTGATACAGATCATAATATGAATGATATATGTAATGAATCAAATATCACATATATGGATAAATGGATTAAACAAATTTATAATTTCGTATTGTAATTACTGAAATTTGACAATAATATGGACGTTTTCACGTTTCACACACTTACAAGCAGACACCGACAATTCTTCCCTTCGTTTTCGCGTTTTAGTATTATCAACAGTATTTATAGTTGTTTTTTTCTTTGACGTGCTGTTGCGTTGATTCATATCTTCTTCGATTACACCGTAATTATTTTCAATATAATCGATAATACCATAATCCAGAGCCCATCTAAAAAAATTAAGCTGTCCTAATGTTGTTTCCATGTTATGTGTGTCGTTATATGGGATTGTAATGCGGTCCCAACGGCAAAATGGATCGAACCGTTTTTTGGAATACGCCTTTAATTTGAGTTTATATTCGTGGAACACTTTGAATCGTTTATCATTATGCATATACACAACATAATTCATCTTGGAATAATTCGTGACAAACCAATCTATTATACGAAGGGATACATTTGAATTTCCGTTTATAATATTGATGATTTTATCCAATTTATTTGTATCATTGTAATAATTCAAAAGACTTTGTAACAAAAGGTCATTTTGTGTATTGGATAATTTATTTTGTGATGTAGACATATTAATACTATAAATTGTTATAGTATCAATATTAATTATTTATTTATATATATTTACTGTGATATTTATTCGTTTTGTAACTGTTCTAGTTTTTCTTCCAACTCTGCTATCTCATCTTCTGACAGTGTCTTTTTCTTCTTCCCGTCCTTAATTTGTTTTTGAATAGATTTGATTTCGCGTTTCTTTTCCTTATCCGTAAGCGCTACTTTACGCTCAACCTTCATTTCATTACCAAATGAATCAAATACAGTTTCCTCTTTTGGTTTAATTTCTCCATTGCTTTCTTCATTCTTCTCTACTGACTCGCCCTCTTTGCGAAGACGACCTTTTTCCATAATCCATTTTTCACTTGTAACAGCATTGGTAAATTCTTTGTTATGTGAAATAATCACAACACCGCCATCAAAACTATGAATAGCAGAGGTGAGTGCACCAAGACCATCGCGATCCAAATAGTTAGTAGGCTCATCAAGAATTACCAAGTGAGGATTTTGCCATAAAGACGCTGCAAGGACTACTTTTACCTTTTGACCGCCCGAAAGTGATTTAATAAGGGTGTGATTCGCTTGTTCTTGATCGATACCAAAGTCAGCAAAGTGTTTTTCAATATCCTTTGTTGTCAGTGTTTTGGAAGCAAGACCAGCCATCACTGCTTCTTTCTCGTCGTGTCGTTGGACGAGTTTGATAGCACCCATCTTGATAAGAATTTCGCGTCGCACCCACATTTTCATTTCCTCAGGACGTCCCTTCCATTTGACTTCATATTCTTTCACCTTCAACTTCTTGTTTTCACGACGTGCTGAAATTGCTTCGGGGAAAACAGCTTTCTTCTCTTCACCAGTGGATTCACACATTTTCAATTCCAAATCTACATCGGTAGTTACTAAGTAATATTTCTTGATGTCATTTTCATTTACTTCTCCACTGTTAATATTATCTAATCCTTCTTTGTCTTCATTACCCGCAAAACGCCACATAATATATTGTGTCGGTGTTTTATGTAAATGTTTTTCAAGATGATGGAATGCGTGTTGTGCGATATATGCCATACGCAAATCCGGATGTTTTGTAACTGTACCAATTTGTGGTTTCAATTCCCCGATCAAAATTTTGATGGCCGTTGATTTACCAGCACCATTTGCTCCAATCACACCTACACGGGAGACACGCGAGCATTCTAAATTAATGTCAAAAATTGTGGGTGTATCACGTGTGGGGTATTGATAGGTAACATCATTCATTTTCAACAATGTCTTGGATTTACTTTTAACGCCTTCAAGTTGTCCGGGTTCTGGGAATTTGAATTTGACTACATCATTGCGAAGTTCAAAGTATTTCTTTTTATCCGGATATTTTTCTACGAAATCTTGTAGCACATTTCCACGAGTTCCTGTAAACATCTTCAACTTACGATTTTGGAAGTCAATCAAATGCGTACACATTTCATTTAAGAAAGACGAGTCGTGTGAAGTTGCAATAATAGAACCACCACCAGACATAAAATCTTTCAACCAGTTCTTAATCCACGCAATATTGGTAACGTCCAAATGCCCGGTAGGCTCATCAAGCATAAGAATATCTGCATTCATCAGCGTTGCCGCACACAATTGCATTTTCACTTTCCAACCACCCGAGTAAGTAGTAATACCCATACCCATATCTGCTGCTCTGTCTTTACCAATGTCTTTCTTTGCATATCCAAAACCAATATCATGCATTACTTTTTCCACTTGTTCGGCAGTTACAAGAGGTTCCATTTTATATACTACATTACAGCAATGAACGACCCAATCAATACCACATAAATCAATATTCAATATAGGAAAACCCTTCTCATCTTCACCTACTTCCATTTCTTGAATTTCATGTTCTACAAAAATTGTGCGTAACTCATCTTTCTTGGGGAAACCTTCCACCTGTTCATTCGCAATCGCACGCATCATTGTAGTCTTACCACAGTTATTCGGTCCAAGAAGACCATAGAAACGGTTTTGTTTAAGATGTAAATGTGTATTATTCAGCAAAGTAAGAGCACCATACGCAAGTGAAAACACACCCTTATACAAATCCTTTCCTTCTTCATTATCCTCAAAAATATTCTCTTTCACTACAAACGTGCTCTTCGCATATTCAAACAAATCGTCTGTTAGAACAGATGCGTTATATGTATTGTATTGCGATTTCCAAGCATCCACATCAAAATAATGACTATTACACATATTTGTTGATAGTATTGCCAAATCGTTACTATTTTCGCTTGACAATTGAATACCATGCTTTTCTTGTGTTTTATTTAACATATCTTTGAAATCATCCACGCTCTTGTAAAAATTCACATTCTCATTATCCAAACAACATTCTTTCAACGTAGTTAAAGCGCGCTCACAAACTTTACGGGCTTCTGGATCACTCATTGCTTCATTACAACGTGTTACTGCTGTTTTCAAATCATTGTAAAATGGTGTGATTTCTTTAGGATGTTCGATAAGCTTACACATATTGTCAATAATAACACACGTAAGACGACGGGTTGCTGTTTTCTTATCGTTTAATCCCCGCATAATAATAGGCATTGTAATGGAAAGAGCCGGTGCTTCTACGTTTTGAACGAATACACAACTTGCCAATTTTTCAATCGCATCGTAAATTGTCTTGGTATCCTTCATTCCTTTCAATACAACAGGAATAAATACATCCAAATCACTATTATTACTACAATACAGGAGTTGTTCCAACGTTTCTGTTGAATTAGCACTTACGTTTTTAACTACATCATTAATGTCACCACATACAAATGGAACCAAGTACGGCATAGTAATACGGATGTTTTCTTTACGATTTTCAATAATATACTTCAATACCTTATAACTGTATTCTTTATCCAGACGCATGGATACTTTGATATGTTCGATCAATAGTTGGATAATATCACTCATAAACCAGGACCCTAGATTATCAATAATACCTTGGATATCTTGAAAAGCTTTTTCACAGTCATCTTTTCTTGATGATTTTAAACCAAAAACAGACAATAGATTTTTCAACGCTTCGCATTCTTCGGAAAACGATACCATACTGACGTGTTTTATCCTAATACTTATAATTCATATATGCTTTTATATTCCTTTTCTAAAATAAAATATGAAAATATTTCATTTTATTGTTTATTTATTTTTATAGTTTAAATTCTAAGCAAAGACATTATGCTTAGTTGCTGTAAGCAACACCTGCCATGCCACTCATTACGCGGAGGACGTTGTAGTTAACGGCATATACACGGCACTTGGCTGTGTTTGTGCCAGATACTGTGTTGGAGGAAAGAACAAGTTGTAAGACAGCGTTGTCGATGCGGGAGAAGTTGCATGTTCCAGAGGGTTGGTGTTCTTCGGGGCGAAGAGCGAAGGAGTATACGTTGATACCGGCATCGGGGGCACGTGTGTGGTGTTGGAAGGGTTGGACGACGTCAAAGTAGGAACCTTCACGTTCGGAGAAGCGGTCTTGTCCGTTAAGTTGAAGTTTCGCTGTGACGACAGGGTTTTCACCCCAGCAGTGCATTTCGTGGGAGGCTTCTTGGAGGACATAAGAAGCAGCATCACCAACAGATTTACCGGCTTCATCGGCGGGGGCATCTGTGAATGCGTTGCCATCAACCATGTCAAGAGCATCAGCCTTGGTGGCGAAGGCGGTGATGTCGTTGGGGAGGACATCAAGAGCATCTGTGTAGTTGAAAGGTTGGGCGCCCTTAAGAGCAAATAAGGCTTTTTCATTTTCAAGGGAGCTGCAGTAATCAACATTGGCATCGGGTTGGACGACCCATACAAGTTCTTTGCAGGGGTGGTTGAAGTTAAGTTTGATGCGGTTGGAGGAGGAACCTACGGATTCATCACCTGTGAATTGGACTTGTTCGATGAGGTATTCGTGGGGGTTTTGGGCCATTTTGCGGCGTTCATCTGTGTCGAGGAAGATGTAGTCAACATAGAGGGAGGCAGCAACGAGGGATTGTTGGTAGGCTTGGGAAGCAGAGGCTGTTCCAGATACGGCCCATAAGCATTCACCGATGGCGCGGAAATCGATGTTGATCTTGACTTCGTGGTATTGAAGGGCAATAAGGGGAAGAGCAAGACCGGGGTTGCGGCAGTACCAGAATTGAAGGGGAACGTAAAGTGTTGTTTCGGGGAGGTCCTTGCGGGCAGCGCATGTTTGGGGGGCAGCAGAAGAGGAAGCGCAGGGTCCAGAGATGGCGGCGAAAGAGGCATCAACTACGTGTGTGAGTTGTGTTGTGTGGCCGACCATCTTGTTGTATCCGCGTTGTTGTTCGGAAGAAAGTGTAAGTTGGTTCCAGATGTGCATCCAGTCACCGTATTGACGGTCAATGCGTTGGCCACCAATTTCAATTTCAACTTGAGCGATGAGTTGTTCACCGGGGAAATCTAACCAGCGGGCATTTAATGTTTCTGAGGAGTTTGCCATACCTTGGTTGATTTCGGGGAGTGTGACTTGGAGGTAGGTGCGATAAGCAAGATCACCGTTACGGCTGATTGTGCATGTTACGCGACGACCGAAGTCAGCTTGTCCGGAGAAAGTTTGTTCGATAGATTCCATCGCGAAGTTTGTGTGGCGACGGTAAGAAACTTTCCAGAATGTGATTTCAGGAGTTCCGGTAAGGAAGACGTCCTGAGCGCCGTAAGCTACGAGTTGCATAAGAGCTCCACCCATTTTTCTACTATATATTATGTATAAAGAAAATAATTTCAGAAAAATACGAATTAATTCTTTTTTTTACAAAAATTTTGTCTAAATTTCCTAAATATATATAAACAAAATCACAGTTTATATGTATTAATGATGGTTTTTGATAAATGTTATAAATTGATGATGATTATGTCATACGGTTTATGTGATGTAGATGATGATATAGAAGACGCTAAAAATTGTGATATAGATAACAATCAAAAAACATGTGAAAGTGAAAAAATAGACCATATAGATCTTTCAACAGCATTATTAGATGAAAATATATATCGTTGTTAAATACCTTGTAATTCTTGGCTTGTCAGTATAAATTTCTCTAAATATGTTTTGTTATATACCTCCTTTTTATTTTCATGTTTTTTGGAAAATATATATCGTTCATCTACCATCTTTACACTCCATCCATCGTCTATCGCATTTGTTATAAATACCATTTTTTGAAACTGCTTTGAATTTATTTCTATAGTTTTATTGGGTGCTTTCAATTCCGTTATTATATGTTGTATGTTTGTCATTATATACAAGATAAGTTGAGTTTATTTCGATTATTTGGACGATTTATATATTTTGGTGTAAAATATATATAAACTAAATGATGCATGTTTAATTAAAATGTCAAATAACCCAAATTCACAACTTATATCCATAGATATAAAACACGATGAAATGTTAGCATATTTTAAAAGTATTGACGATACATTAATACCAAATTTACAAGCAGAAAAGGAAGAATTAAAAAAGGAATTGAAAACGATGCCACGGAATAAGGTTGATAGTATTATGAATATGAAAGATAAAATAACTGAGATTCGAACTGAAATAAAGCGTTTATCCAATATAAAAAAAAATTACTTCCTAGAAAATAGTAAAATCATTTTCAACTACTTTGAAGAAAAACAGCAAATTAATAATAATGCGAATGTTAAGCGTAACAGTAAAGCGATGCATAGTTTCTTCAAAATAAAGAAAACGAATAATGTAAGTGAAAATATTGAAGAAGATAAATATAGAAAATCCAAACAATTATATAGAAAATTCTGGAAAAATGTGGATAATGAAACACTTATTACCAACGATTTTATCATTAACTGTGATAATTGCGATTTTTGTCAAATCGGTGAAATGATCGCCCAAGAGGAAGAAGGTATTATGATTTGTAATAATAATAAATGTGGAAAATTCATTACATATATTGTAGATAGTAACAAGCCTTCAAACAAGGAACCTCCTAACGAAGTGTCGTATACAGCATATATCCGATTAAACCATTTCAAAGAAATTTTGGCACAATTTCAAGCAAAAGAAACGACTCAAATACCCGACGAGGTGATTGATGCAATTAAAAGGCGGATTAAAAAGGAACGTATCGAAGATATGCGCGAGTTGAATTACAATAAAATGCGAGAAATTCTACGTAAATTGGGATTAAATAAATATTTCGAACATATTCAATATATTAATTCACTTTTTGGTATCAAACCGCCACTCATGAACGAAGAATTACACGAAACATTGTGTATATTATTTATTGAGATTCAGAAACCTTGGGCGCTTCATTGTCCGCCAAGTAGGACCAATTTTTTCAATTATACATATACACTCTATCAGTTATGTGTGCTTCTCGACCAAACACAATATTTACCATTTATACCTATGATGAAAGATAGGGATAAACAACTAGAACAAGATATGATTTGGAAAGAAGTATGTAAGGAGCTTGATTGGCAATTTTTTCCAACTGTTTAATAGTGTATTATTTATATGTGATAATATAATGTCACGCACGCAAGAATGATTAAAATGACTTCAATTACCATAATGACTTCCGGTATGAATATCCACTTGTCTATACGTGTAACATCATCATTCTTTTTTGAAAAATCATAAAGTTCATTCAATAATATATAGTTAATAGAAAATGCAATAATAGTAAAGATTAAACTAACTATAATAAGTAGATTATTGTATAAATAATTGTTATGGCGGTATACACGACTATACCCTAAAGACGCAAATGATACTGATGTATATAGACCGACGTTGCGTAATGCGGTATGATAAAACATTAACATTTCCTTTTCGTTCATATTTTAATTAATATATAAAATATCAATATATTAATTTGGGTTTAGTATTTTTAAATATGTATTTACATCATACGGGGGAATTTGACAAGGTTGGCACCGATACCGAATCCAGCACCTGTGCGGGCAGTTTGACCCATAGCAGGGACAAATACATCAAGGATGCTGAATGTCATTGTAGCAGCAAGTGCAATAACAATAATTTCTTCAACATTCAATTGTTTCTTGGGGATGGAGAATGCTACAATAGCAACCACTAAACCTTCTACAAGGTATTTTACCACGCGCTTGACAAGTTCTTGGAAGTCTAATACACCGTTCATAATATATTATATACAAATATAATTATTTACAAACAAATATAAAAATACCATCACTAAATAATTATATAATGTCATCTTTTGAACGAAAAATGGTAGATGGGAAACCAAACCCTAAATATGTTGATTTATGCGATGAAGATGCTCCTATTTCCGGACAAAAATTTGCATGCCTTTCCTTTGTTTCTCCGGAAAATATATTGAAAAAACGAGAACTTTTCCTTATGGAAGAATTTGTAAAGACTTGGGATTATACTAAATCGTTCTCTAAATTTTTTGAATTTCTTCAATTTATTTCTTATAAATACAATATTCAAGCAGAAAAGGTAATTGAGGATTTGAATGAGTTTGCTAAAGAAGAAAATGAAAAACTCCAATCTACACCCATTGACGATGATTACAAGACGTTTTTGGATAAAAATGAAGAACGTTTGAATGAAAAGTTTAATCTTAAACATTCATTCCAAACATCTGTTCGTGGACTAAAAATTCGCGGTGTGTATAATAATCAAGATGAGGCTGAAATGCGTTGCAAGAAACTCCGTGAAATTGACCCGAATCACGATATCTTTGTTGGACCTGTTGGTATGTGGATTCCTTGGGATCCTGATGCGTATAAGACTGGACGGGTAGAATTCATGGAAGAAGAACTCAATCAACTTCATAACGAGAAAATGAAAAATGAAATGAAAGCTAAAGAAGAATTCGAAGCTCGTGTTCGTGAAACAAAACGCAAGGCAATAGAGGAAAATATCAAGAATGCCGAACAAACTGGTAATGTTCTCACACAAACCATCGATGAAGAAGGAAATCTTATTGGTGTTTCTGAAACCGTTGATTTTGAAAGCCGCGAAGTGGCAACAGAAGAATCACAAACAGCTAACAACGAAGCAATCTTACAGAATATGTTGAATAAAAAGGAGGATTAAAATTTGTTTTAATAAATAGTATAAATATATTACACTATTTATTAGTAAGATGTGTAAAGCACTATTCAAAAAGATTATTTTTAATTTCTATAAATGTAAAAAAGAATATCAATATATTAATATTGGCGATGACTTTGAAAAATATATCAAATTAGAAGAAGAAATTCTTATTAATGAATATGATGTTAATTCGCATCATAATAACTTTGTAAAACGATTTTACATTGATTTCTGTGTATATAAACATATTACCAAATTTGAGTTATATAAAGAAATATTAGACGCACCGTTTACACGTAATGACACAAAATCTATTTTCGAAGAAAACTTTCGAAAGATTCAAAAGATCTACTTCGCACTTATTAAATTCCGTGAAATTGTTAAGCAAAAAATATATCCTAAGCAAATTACATTTGATATTAAAATGGCAGAAATTGACCCTACATCTAAACATAGTATTATAATATGTCAAAATAAGAAATTATACTACTTCACTATATGTGATATATTGAATATGATAGAACATAATCTTACATCAGGAGATTTCTTCTTTATTTCACCGAGATTTGTTAAAAATCCATATAATAATATGGTTTTTTCAAAGTCTACACTATATAATATCTATTTTAAGTATAAATTTAATACTATGTATCAAAATAACACATTTGATTATTTCTTTGAATGTAATTTTGACATTACATCTATCAAAAACACTCATTATAGTTATTTGTTAAAACGAAACATAAAACATTATGTCGATAATCTTTGTCAACAAGAGTTAGTTATTGAGATAAAAAAAATGATTGGTTGTGTTAATCGTCTATTTACAATCAAAACAAATCACATCAATATTAATGATAAATTCCCAAATACAACTTTAATTCAAGCATTCAAACCTTTCTATTTGCATTTTATGCAAGTAAAATATTCGTTAACATACCACGAATATTTTCAAAAACTTTCCATATTCAAAGCGAATATTATCAATTTTATTGAATACAATCCTACATTTGGGAGAGTTATTATCAGATCGCGCGATCATAATAATTTCATCAGTTCACACGAATATCATGATAAGTATATCTTTTTCAATCCTAATATCAATGTAGACAATGAATTTCTAACATCTCATTATATGGAAAAACCACATAGCGTATTTCATATGTATGAAAACAAATTTATATGTCAAAATATAATCTATAATCGCATTCTTGAATTAGGACCTCATAGCTATAAATATAGTGGATTTTTAAATCATCGATATGATCGTTCTCCATCTCCACACGATTATATTTATGATAGTGATGAAATGTCTATTGATAGCGATGATGAAACAGAAGATATTCAATTCCGTTTTGCACCACAAACCCCTGATGATAGTCCTCCTCGTTCTCGTGTTCCTAGTCTGGATTTGAATGTCACGCAATCTGCTGAAATAATAGAAAATAATGATATAATAGATGATGATGTAATAGTTGATATTAGTGGAAATGTAGATTCATAATTTATGTTAATCAATATTCAAACTGTATAGATAGTCGTCGTTCAATTGAAATAGACTTTGTATTTTATAGCTACTATTATGAATATATTCGTCGTCATGGATTTCGATGATTGTAAATATATAGAATTCGTTGTTATTGTTTAAACAGCACATTTGATTTAACTGACCCCAAGACCCATAACATACATAATCATCAGGCTTACTCAATTTCTTAAATTTTATAAGAGTATCATATGCAAGCTTGGATTGCGTATACGACAAAGATGGGAGAAGAAGATTTTCATAATTGTCATATTCGTTTTTTGAAATACG